TCCGAAGACTGGATCGTTTCTGCCATCACGTTGGTGATCGGTAGCTTGGGGTTGTACGCGACTTGTTCAAAGTCATCGTATTTGCTCCGCGCTTCTTCTTCCAGATCGTGATAACTCTCAAGAACTTGCGAGTGCTGCTTGGCGGCTTCACGCTTGGCGATCAGTTCTTCGGCTTTCTGAAGGGCCAGTGCGTCTGCATAGGCTTCAGTTGACTCAAACTGGTCAGCGGTGGCTGTCGGGGCTGCTCTCAGCGTCTGTTGTTCAGACTGGCGCTGTGCTTGTTCTCTTTCCCACTTACGTTGCTCTCTTGCAAGGCGTTTGCCGATGGCAGCGTCAAGTTCCTCTTGCGAGAATGTCTTGCTTGGCTGTTGTTCAGCTACTTCCGGCGTACTTTCAGCAACTTCAGGTGTGGCCGTCACATCCGTGGTTGGCGCGGAGTCTACTTCCGCTAGGGCTTGGACTTCTTCAGTCATGGTATCTGAATCCTAAGATTCCTCGGTCTACTGGGCCGATACAGTTTGTGCCGCTATTATGCGGCAGATTCTTGTGTTTGATAAGCGGCAATTACTTCGGGCGTATGCACCGCAGCGCAAATAGCCTGCACCCGCGCATCTTCAAAATTGTAATCATCACCAGGACAAACCATATGTCTATGAAACGTGCCGCTAATTTGCTCACCATCTTCCATGATGGCGGTCTTAGTGCGGACTTGAACTACGCCATTTTCAACAACTTCAATGTTGTCAACAACAATCTTTTTTTCAAGCATGAGAATCCTTTAGATGGGCCAATTGCCAGCTAATTTGTCTTTACGCATTTGTTGCCGCCATTTAAAATTAAACCACCAATTTTTAATGGTTTTAATCATTGCGGCCACCAAATCCAAGATGGAACACTACTGTAAGTAATGTTAACTACATCATTTGCGCCAACAGAAAAAATCAACCCTGTTGCGGCTTGTATTTGCTGCCCATTTAATTTGATACTTGTTGCAGTTCCGCCATAAATTGACACAACGCAAGGGGAACCATACGGGTTTGTAAAGTCGACAGTACTAGCCGGAAAAGTTGGTATTGTGGCTGGCCGATTTCCGTTAAACCCAAGATTTCCGGTTATGCGTTTGCTTGTTGTTGTTGTGTTGTCAATCAAACCAGCAGTTGTGTTATTAGTTAAATCATTGTCAGTAATCACTAAATCAGATGCGCCATTAGTTAAAACAATTCCATATTTTTGAAAACTAGACGGGCTAATATTGCCAATGTTGTTGTTGCTTATACTAATCCGCTTAGAATTTGCGCCAACATTAATACCATGACCACTAACTGAATTTTGTTGGTTGTTTTCATAGACTGTACAACCTTGAATGTTAACGTCAGACCCCGACAAAATCATTGCTGAAGCATAAAAGGCTTGGAACGTGCAGCCAATAACATCCATGTTAACCAAACACTGGGGCCAAGTGCCTCCCCTGTTTGTCGGGTCAACAAATAACCCCACACCAGGTCCGATAAGAGGCGTTATCAATTCGCCGTTAAATCCACAACCAATAAATCTAAGCCGAGAAATAACGCTTGATCCGTTACCTAAAGACCCATCAACCCAGACGTTGTACGCTTGACATTGGTCAAAAAAGCAAGTGGTGAAAGTAACTTCTAAAATTGCATTGTTATTAGCCAACTGTTGTATGTACACATTGGATAACGGGCCGGTATTAAAAGTACAATTTGTAAAATGTACTTCTTCAGCAGCATTAATTACGCATCCGTATTGATACGCTGAGTTGACGGCGTTAGTTGTAGCGTTAATTTGACTATTTGTAACATTCACAATTGTAGGAAGTGGAACAGCGCCTGTATTTGTAGTTGCTATTAAATACAACCCAACGGTGCTATTTTTTGCTGCATTACCAGAAACATAAAACCCTTGTAAATGGCAATTATCAATGTACACATAGACGCCCCCAGCTAAAATAATTCCATATTTTCCGTTGGCAATATTGCAATTTGTTATTTTTAAATGTATAAGACCGATTGCATTTATGTGCGCCCCTGACATTGCGTTGCCTGGGCCGACATCGTGGTAAAAAGAAAAACCATCAACGGTAATGTTTTCAATGATAGCGGTGTTATCAATTCTTATGGTGTCTCCGTAAGCAGAATTACGAACAATTAGTGTGCGGCCTAACCCACAGCCTTGCAGAGTGATGTTGCTTTTTGAAACTGTCAACGTAGATGTTACAAGATAGTCACCAGCGGGAAAAAACACTACTGCGCCAGTGTTTGGGCTGGCGGTAGAAAAAGTTTGGGCGTAATTAATTGCAGCTTGGATCGCAGCAGTGTCATCTACCAGCGCTGTCCCCTTAGCGCCAAAATCCATGACGTTTACATACGCCCCAGTAATCATTGAAAATGATGCTTTTGTTAAAGACATTTTTGTTCCTTAGACATTGTATGTGCATGAAAAATAAAAGTTTGACGCTGTTGAAGCAACGGTGGGCGTGTACAAACGATTAGCGACAATAATAGAAGTTGCCTGCCCTGTGTAGCCTGTTGCCCAACTAACTATAGGCCCATCAGTTACAGCGTTAAACGGAATTCCTGACACGTAAGACGATGCTACGGCGGTAATAAAAGTAGTAGTGGGCACAAGAACGCCCCATACATGAACTAATCTTCCAACTCGTGTGTAATAGCACACATAACTTGCAAGAGTTCCGGTCCAGTTTGTAAGCGTTGGCGTCCACGTTCCCGCTTCATAATAGTTCAGCAACTGGCTGGTCATACCCGCAGCAGAAGTGTTTGCGGTAAAGTTGATGCCCTTGGCTGCTGTACCTTGAATTAAATTGCCGGTAGAAAGAGTTTGATCACCGGTAAATGATTGAGCAGCATCAGTTCTGGCTGCTGTAAAGTTTGCATCAGGCACCGTCATTACGCGGGTTGTGCCTGCTGTCGGTCCAGACACTTGCAAAATACCTGTTGTGGCGGCTGCGCGAATATTACGCACAGTCAAATCATTTACCGCAACTTTTACAGTCGTACTTGACTGAACAATTGGCAATACTTCAGTGCCAGCAAGCGGAGTCGTTGCCGAGGTTAGCGCTGAAATTTTTGTATCTGACATGCTGAATTTTTAAGTGTAAACAGCTTCAATCAACGAAGTAACTGGCGGCGCTTGCGAAAAAGTAAGCGTTGTTCCAGCAACAGAAAAACTGCTGTGGTTCTGGTACACACCATTGACGTACACATTCAACCCATTTGGCGCTTTGGTTAACGTAAACGCTACCTGCGATCCAGTTCCGGTAAAAGAATTGGTTGTTTGTGCGGTAAACAACGACGCAATTGTTGCTTTAACCGTTGTTCCACTTTGCACAGCCGCAACAACATCCGTACTGGCTAACGGAATCGTAGCCGGTGGAAGTTGGGAAATTTTTATGGTAGCCATGGTTTAATCGTAGTAAACAGTTGCGGAAACTACACCACTAATAACAATGTAAATGCCTTTGTTGGCATAAAGGCCATTAAGGCCAAAATTGTAATTGGTTGCTGCTGTTGGCGTAAACACCTTCATAATCGGTGTGCTTGTGGTCGCCGCAGCCGAATCATAGACGGTAATGGTCGGTGTGCTGCTGGCCGCAGTGACCATGATACCAATCAATTTGCCAGCAGATGCTTTGATGTTTGCTGTTGCGTCAATTTGGGTGTAATTTGCCATGATGGTCCTTATGCGAGAAAGCGAAGTTTGTACAAAGTACGCAAATAAATCTCAATGATGTTGTCGATCAGTTGCTGGAGTGACATGTCGGTCCGGTCAACCACTTCATACCGAGCATCTTCAATCTGCTTGAGCGAGTCTTCCAAGAATTCGATAATGTTAGATGTTTTCTTGGCTGAATGCAATGTGATCGGGCCAATCAAACCATGACGGCCTTGATAAGACTCGGCAAAATCATCGGCGGCATCAATGATGCGGTCATAGAAGATGTTTAGTGCCATGTGCTTGGAAAAGCTGCGGGTGTTCAGGTGAACACTGTGCGCTACATCTCTTGCAAGAAACAGCAAACCTAAAAATTCGTTGGCTTTCATTGCGGCATTCCCATTTGTGGTTGCTGTTCCATGTTTTCGTTGGGCATCTCGGCGCCGACATCAACATCACGGCCTGGCATCTCGCCCACCAGATCACCAGAGGTAATCATACCGTGAACCGTGCCCATTACGATGTCTTGGATTTGTTCTGGTGACATGCTGGCTTGAATTACCGATAGGCGTTTTGTTTCAGCGTCAAATGCTTTAACTTGCGCTTCGTAGTCCTTGCGCTTCATGTCTTGCACTTCAACCGACTGGTTGACATGCTGGATCATTTGGTGCATTTGCTCCATTTCTTGGCCCATCGCCTGCATCTGTTGTTGCGCGGCCTGCAACGCTGGATTCTCATCGCTGTCGTTCATCAACTTAGGATCGATGGTCTTGGCAAACCGTTTGGCCATCTCTTGAGCGCCTGGCCAATCCATGTTCTTCACAAACAGGTCACCGGCCACAGCCCACAATTGAGGATTGCCTTGCAACAGTTGTGCCATTGCCTCAAGAGCCTCTTGACGTTTGGTCGCGTAGCCTGGGCCGGTGGTCGCCACGACATCGTATTTGCCTACGCTTGGGTTGTAGACCTTCTCGATCACGATGCCTTGCTGGTCAACGATCTTGTTGACTGCTTCTGGCTGATCAGGATTGATCTTGACCATTTTGGTGTCGCCATCCTCACCAATGATTCGGGCGATGCGCTGGGTGTCGTAAATCTTCGGGATCAAGTCCACCAGTTGACGGGCCACATGACGCACGCCACGGGCTAAATTATCACCGTAGTGGTAAGTACCTACATCGCCCTCACGCTGACGCGCAAGGATGGCTTTGCCTGACCGTTCGTTGGAACCCATGCCCAAACTGGCGTTATATTGCCCAGTGGTGGACTTAATGTCCTCAGATGCGCCAGCTTTGGCTTGCAATAGGCCGCTAGAGGCCATTGGAGGCTGGGCACGCTGTGGCAGTGGCAAAACACTGCCTTGACCGTCTGTAACGTCTGGATTGACCTCCAAATAGGGCCAATTGTTGGTGTTAGCGGTCTTCCACTTGTCTTCGTAACCTTCAAACTGGCCACCATAGCCAATAAATGGCGCTTTCGGGGCTAAAGCCAGCATCTCAGCCTCTTGGCTGACCCAGTAGTTGTACATGCGCTGGGCATCTTTGGCATTTCGGACCAAACCGGACACATACAAACGGCCATCCACCTCAAATTCATTGCCAACAATACGAATTACGGGTATCCACCTACCGGCCCACTCGCGTTGCTCAAGGATTTCGTACCCGTTGATCTTGCAATACCGCACTTTTGGGCGGTCGGACTCACGGGATTTGATGGGTTTGCCAAAATGCGCCTTGAGCATCTTGTCTTCAGGTGTGCCAACAAACGCCGTAGCGTTGCCAGGGTACAAGTTCAACGTTGTGCGGTCGTAGTCAATGTAATAGTAGTCGGCAATGCGGATCGTGTCCTCATTAAGCCAGTTGCTAATCGACTGGTCACCCACACCCAGCGACTGGAGCGTGGTGATCGGCGCAGCATCGGGGTACATGCGCTCAAATTCTTCTTTTTGCAGGTCTTGCGTCACAAAACACCACTTAGCATCCGCGCCAGTCGGGTCTTGAATCGTAGGGTCCATGTAGACACTGAAACTGTTGCGAATGCGGCCAATCTTGATGTCTTGATCGAATGTGCTGTCTTCGCAGTACTCGGTCAACAGGCGAATATAGCCTTCGCCGTAGGACACTTGGTTTTCGCAGGCTGTGTCGTAGGCCACATCCGCATCACTGATGTACTCAATGTGCCGAATCATGCCGTTAAAAATGTCAGCCACTTCAAGGTCAGCGTTGTCATCCACGGGAATGACCTTGGCCCCAGGGCGGTTCTGCCGTTGGTCGTTGGTGACTTGGCGCACATGCTGCGGCAGCTTGTTGATCGTCAGCGTTGGACGGGCGTTGATGGTCTGCCCTTGAACCGCGCCACGGGTGGCCAGTACGTCAGCAGGCCACTGCCAGTGGTTGTCAGGTGAGCCTGCATAAAATTTCAGGTCATCGTTTTCGTCTTCACGGGATTCTGAAAGCGCAGACATCGCCATGTCCAGCCGTGACCGAGCCGTGGTCAGGATGTCTGAGTCAGACTTCAGTGGTTTGCCGCCAGCAGCAACATTAGCCGCAGCGACCATTCCGGTTGGATCAGCCATTAAAGACCCCTAAAACGTGAGGTTCGCGCATAAGCACATATTCTTTGCCGCCATGCGTAAATTCTTGCCCGACATCGAAATATACACGATCACCGACCTTAACGTCTTTGCAATCTGGGCCTGCGGATAGTACCACACCAGTGCCAAGTTTCTCGCCAGGTGGCAATACAAACAGAGCGTGCGTCTCAACATCACGCTCCATAATCAGGCAGTTTTGCAGGGCTTTTGGGATCATTTTTTCTTTGGCGGTGGAGAAGCACGCTTGACCGAGTATGCAATGGCCACGGCCTGCTTGACCGGCTTGCCAGCTTTGACTTCAGCAGCTACGTTCTTGCGGAACGCCTCGGGGGATTTTGATTTAACGAGTGGCATTTGGCTTTACCTTTGAAAATGCGTTAACGTCTTGCTCCATGATTTGGTGCATTCTCTGTTCTGCGGCCAAAGCATCTTGCGTAGTTGGGTACGTGGGAAACTCAATACCAGACTTAATTGCCCATCGCATGGCATCAGGAACCGAGCGAATAGCGCCGCCCCAATAAGTTGGGATTATGGTTGAACCCTTGTCGGTGTCAACTACAGTGCCATAAAACGTGGTAGTTGAGCCGTCCTTGTGTTTCAAACCAGTACCGCCAAGAAGATTTTGACGATGGTAACCTAGCGCCGCTTGTTCTTGCGGTGAAAAGCTAGAAATATCGGCCAAGTCAGGCATCACTTTCCTTTCTTTGCCGTTTTAGCAGAGTCTTTAAAGTCTTTGGCAGTTGGCGCACCCTTGTCACCAGGGCTTCGCATTTTCTCTTTAGAGCCAGCAGCAATACGTTGTTGTTTAGCATGAATATTGGCATAAAGCCCCTGTTTAGTCGCCATGTTAAGACCCCATCCAACTGGTTGCTATCATGCCGCGATCAGAAACGACACGGCGTTCGATTTTAGAATTGTACTCCCCACGGCTGGCCACGGGGTACGAAAACGTCAGCGCTATCGCATCCGCAGCGTCGGGCGACGCCAGTCCACGCGCTTTCATGTCTTTCTTGGACTCCAAGAATATTGAACCTTTGGAGTCCGGCTTCATCATAGGCGAAATCAAATCAGTTTTCAAGAACCTGTCGTTTGGGATGCTGGCGCTTTTAAGCCAGTCGCGCATATCGCCCCAAATCTGCGCCCTCATGTTGCCATACATGGCAGGGTTGCGCGACTTCCAGCCAAAGTTCACGCCCTTGATCTTATATCGCTGTTCCTTCAGCCGATCCACGATCCCCGCGCCCAGTCCACCTTCGTCAATGAACACCATCGCGGGTTTCCATTCCTCAATCGCCTCGATCACATGCCCGACCACCGTCATGGTGTCGTCGCCCCTGTGCCGAATGATCTTCACTATGTCCCGCCCTTGGCGCACTGCAAGAACCGTCGCGTCAGCCCCAAACCGCGCGGGGTCTACCCCAATCACTATTGGCGCTGACGGGTCTTTGTACTTCTCACGTTTCATTGCGTCGTCTACTACCAAGCTGGAAATAAACTGATCATCGCCCGCGTTAGGGAATTCCCCATACACCTCGACGTGCGACTGCGCGGAGTCCGGCCCGTATTCGTCAATGATCTGCTGATAGACCTGCTTGTCCGTCCCTTCGACCGTTCGGGCGTCCACCACCTTCGTTTTCCAGAACTCCCGTTTGCTATGGAACGTTTCGTAAAAGTACCCCGTGTTGCGACGCGGGTTACTGAACGCCAGCCAGAACCGGTTGGGTGTGTTCTCCGTAAAGAATCCAGCCGTCACCGCCCAGATTGAGTCGTCGATACCTGACGCTTCATCGAACACCACCAACACCCCGTCGAAGTTGTGTACGCCCGCGTAGGCGTCTGGATTCTCAGCCGACCACAGCCGCCCTTCAACACCCCAGTAGCGCGTGCCCTTCTTCAGATCACGCTCGACCAGTTCGGTCAGCCATTTAGCAGGCATCAGCCTGGTTGCGCTGACCTCAAACCAGTGGGAGTTCAGTGACATCGCCAGCCACTTGGTAATCTCGGCCCATGTGATACTTCTGAGCTGGCTTTCTGAGTTAGCCGACACGATGGTTGTCGAGCCAATCCGCGTGGACAACATCCAGATCACGATCCAACTGACCAACGCTGACTTGCCAATACCCCGTCCAGATGAAACCGCTTGCCGTAGCGTGTCAAAGTCAACTTCACCCTTATTGGCTTTGATGTGGTCTGTGATGGTTTGCAGCACCTCGCGCTGCCATTTGCGCGGTCCTTCAAAATTCTCCAGCGGTGTGCCCTTAACCGCCCACGGAAATATGAACTTTACAAACGCCAGTGGGTTGTCCTTGTACTGCGGTGCCCATAACCGCGCCATCAGTTCTTGTTCATCTTCAGCGCTGTACTTGGTGCTTTGCATTTTGGACTTGTAGTGTGAGTGATGGTTCGTGCGCTATGACGTCTACGACGTCTTGTGCGCGGCGCTCGGCTTCAGCCAGCGCTCCAATGATTGAGATGCGCTGGTCTACATCAACCGTGATGGACTGCTTGGCCACCCAGCCGTGGACGTTTTGCAGAATAGCCAAGGTAGCTTTAGCGTCGCCCTGATCAGATGCCTTGTGCAATTGCTTAGATGCGCGCATCTCCCCATCAGCGCGGCCTTTGTGTTCGGCCAACTCGGCCACAGGGTCCATCTCGCACAACTGACGATAGGCTTTGGGCAACATCCCTGCCGCAAAGGCTAAGTTGTCGCCCTTCAATCC